ATTAGATGACCGTGTTGTTAAAATAGTTAATGCTGTATCTGTTCCAGCAACACCTTCAGGATCTACAATAACGTATACAACTGACGCAGAACATGGTCTTGCGGTAGGAACAAAAATATCTATCTCTGGAATTGCACCATCCGCATTAAATATGACAGACGCAACTATTGCAACAGTTCCAACAGCAACATCTTTTACTGTTTCTTCTAGTATTAATATTTTAGATAAATTTGTTTCTTCAGGGTACCTAATTAATGATGTTGATACAAATATTATTAATCAAGTATATCCAGTATTTCAAACAAATGCAGATAACAAAATTTTTACAAATTCAAATCGAGTTCAAAGATATGAAAGATGTAGATTTTTAAATAATATTTTTGCCATATCTGGCAATAATGCAAATATTACAATAGGTCAAGATGGAAGTTTAATAGCAGAAAGTGGCTCAAACTTTATACAGTTAACAAACTCTTCTATAGATTTTAGTAAAAATTCACCAACAGATGAACTAAGGTTAGCGTTTTCTGTTGTTAATAAAGTTGGATCTGCAAATACGCTTCCAAAGTCCGTAAGGCTTATTGTTGAATTCTCATCCACTGGAACTTTTAAAAGTGGTAAGTGGGCAACATTTGAAGCAGTTATAGATGATACAGCAAATAATTTTGCAACAAACAGATATTTTGTTGTATCTAAGCAACTTCAAGAATTGAAAAAAAGTTCAGAGTTTTCTTGGCCTGAAGTAAATACTGTAAGAATTTATGCGTGTGTTATAAAAGATGGAAGCACAACCCCAACATCAGACTTTTATGTTTGTTTAGATGGACTTAGGCTTGAAAATGTTACCTCCAATAACTCTGTTTATGGATTGACTGGGTACACAGTTGTAAAAACCCCAGAAGCAAGAACAATCATTAAGTCTGCTAATACAACAAACTACATTGAGTTTAGATTTGGTTTGGATGTAGTATAATGGCAGATCAAGGAATAAAGAATATTGTTGTAAAAAAAGAACTATTGGGAAAAACAACATCTGATAACAAAAGAATTATAAGGTTTAGACTTGTTTCAGAAGATAAAAATAGAAAATCTCCATGGTCTCAGTCTTTCTTTGTTGATAATGAGCCGATAAAGACTGTTTCTGGCGATCTTAATGTTATTGGAAATACAATTATTGTAAATTGGTTTAAATCATCAAATTTTTCTTCTGAGGAAAAATACGACATATTTGTTTCTTTTGACGGAGCAGAATATTCAAATGTTGGAATTGCTAATAGCAATACATATTCATTTTTAAAAACTGGGACATCTTCTGTTAGAGTTCTGGTGCAATCAGCATCTATAAACCCAGTCATTAATAGTACTCTTACGGTTTATGATTCTGGAGTTAGGTCTCTGGTATAATTGTATTATGGCTATTTTACCTGTGCCCGAAAGAGGGCAACCACTAGATGTAACATATATATATCAGATTGTTAAGGCTATTAATGATCTGTCCACTCAAATATCACCATCAGCATATAAGTACGTAACAGTAGATACACCAACATCAGGAAAGCAGAGTGTAAAGGCATCAGAGGCACGTATAATAGGTGGTTATGTACAGGTCACAACAAGCACAACACAGACTGCAGGATCTTCTAAACCATTTTCTTATGATTTTGGAACAGACTTTAAATTTGCACCAGTTGTAACTGCAACCCCAATCAACATTGGAAGTACAGATGCTGGAAAAGATGTTATGGTAACAATTAATAGTATATCAACTTCACGAGTAGAGGGAACAATAAAATTTAATAGTGGCGGAGACACAAGTATTGGTATTAACTTAATCATAGTCGGAATACCAAACTAATGATATCTTGCAAAAAATGTAATGGAAGAATGTTCGTAGATAGACAGTATACTGAACTTAATCATCTAGAGATATACTGTATAAGTTGTGGGCTTAGAGTTTTTTTTCATCCACCTAGTCATACTTCGGAGGGGCAATGGTTACTAAAAAGGGAACTATTGAGAGCGAAAAATACAATGAGTCACCTGTAATACCAGGTAATAAAAAGGTTTGGTTTCTTAATGGGAGCCTTGTTCGAATTCATCATTATAATCATTCTAATGGAATAATGTCTGTTTATAATATTACTAAGGATCAAATTGAAAGTTGTTTAATTAGTGATTTTAAAAATAAGAGAGAAAGGGCTTATACCGTCGGTCAGACTGCTGAATTAGTTAATCGTCATAAAAAGTATATGCCATCACTAATGAAAAGAGGAATCATTCCATTCCCTACGGGTTCTCAAAAGGGTGGCGCTAGAGGTTTTCAGGTAAGATCGTATTACTCTGAATCGCAAGTCAGAGAGATTCGTGATATACTTGCTACATACCATATTGGAAGACCAAGAAAAGATAAATTAGTTACAAATGATATTACTCCTACTAGGCAAGAGTTGACACGCAGAATGGGCGATGGTATACTTACATATAGGAAAACAGAAGATGGTCGGTTTGTTCCAATTTGGAATGAATCTATTTAGTGAAGGGTATAGAAATGGAAAATGAACCAACAAAGGTATCTGTAACACTTGGATACACACTTAATCTAGGAAATTTTCAATCACTAAGGCTAGACCTTGGTGTTGTAGACTCAAAGCGTGATGGAGAGAATACAGAACAGGCTTTTGAGCGTGTGTATAAGTTTGTTGAAGATAAACTAACATCAAAAATTCTTGAAGCACAAAGTGAGGCTGAAGAGAAGTAATGGCTGAACGCAAAGACCGTATGGCTTTGCTTTCAAGATATAGCAAGCACCATACTGCAAAGTATGAACAAAAGCCATCTTTAAACCTTAACGTAGAGCAGTGGGCTTCAGATGCACTAATTGAGTCGTATGGAATAGGAGCATGTTATGATCTTTTGGAGTATTACTTTAGTGTTGCTCAGTCTCCTTCTTGGAATTACTTTGCGTACAATACAGAAAAAATATTACAAGCAAGATTAGATAAGCAGCAAGACGATAAAGAAAGAGTAGAGCGTAGAAGAATGGCTAAGGAGTGGTTGAGTGAATAATACAGAAGCAAAACTATTAACTGCTGTTTTGCAAGATAAACAGATCCATGTTCTTCTTCAGGCAAATGTAGACAACCTACTACGTACTCATGGAGATATCTGGAACTTTGTCAGGCTATATTTTGAAAACAACTCTGTCCTTCCTCCAGCAGAACTAGTTACTGAAAAATTTAGAGATTTTGAGCCAGTACAGGGCGTTGGTGCAACAAAGCACCACCTAGAAGAACTACAAGGTGAGTATCTAACAGATAGCCTAAAAGATATTCTTCGGTCCGCAGCCTCTGAGATTCAGAATAATAACGGGACAGTCGCTCTTAATGACCTAATTACAAAAACTTCAGAATTAAAAAAGAATACTGCAGCAATTCGTGATATCGATGTAACAGATCTTGAGTCTGCAATTGCTTACTTTGAAAATGTCAAGAAGCAGCAGTCACTAGGACTTGCTGGAATTAAAACAGGACTTCCAGGATTCGATAACTATTTACCTTCTGGAATTATGCCTGGACAACTTGGGGTCTTTCTTGCATACCCAGGAATTGGTAAGTCATGGCTTGCTCTTTACTTTGCTGTTCAGGCATGGAAACAAGGAAAGTCTCCAATGGTGATTTCTCTTGAAATGTCAGAGACTGAGGTACGCAATCGTGTATTTACAATTATGGGTGAAGGTCGTTGGTCTCATAGAAAAATTAGCAATGGTGAGATTGAAATTGACATGTTAAAAGATTGGCATGCAAAGAATCTTGCTGGCAAATCAGAATTTCACATTATCTCAAATGATAGTGGTGGTGAGATAAACCCATCAGTTCTTCGTGGAAAGATTGATCAGTATAAGCCAGACTTTGTAATCGTAGACTACCTTCAGTTGATGGCTCCTAATCAAAAGTCAGATAATGAAACAGTGCGAATGAAGAATCTTTCTCGTGAACTTAAACTTATGGCTATTAGCGAAGAAGTTCCAATTATTGCTATTTCATCTGCTACCCCAGATGATGTTAACGATCTATCTACAGTACCTACATTGGGTCAAACGGCATGGTCTAGACAGATTGCTTATGATGCTGACTGGGTGCTTGCATTGGGTCGTGGAACTAATAGCGATATCATTGAATGTGCATTTCGTAAGAATCGTAACGGCTTTATGGGTGATTTCTTAGTTCAGTGCGATTTTGATAAGGGATATTACAGGTATAAAGATTTTGAAGATAAGTAGTTATAATATGGTATGTCAAAAAAAGGTGCCAATGGCTCATATCATCATAAGTCAATTAAGCGCTTTTGCCTTGACGGAATAATTTATGACGACTCAATGATCGGAAGGCTTAAAGAGGAGTATATAAGATTATTAATATCAGAAATGAGATTAAGTGGGTATGTTCCAAGAATTGATCTTGACCCAGATTTCACTATAAGGTATAATGAGATAAAGAACTTTTTTGAATTTGAATTATCGATACATGCAGTTTACGCAGGGAAAAGGAAGAGCGAATGGATAGCAGGAATAGACGGAACCAATCCAATACTTATTCCGCAGAACAAGTCAAGCGAGTCCTTACAGGATCTGGTATAACAATAGAGTCTGAACTTGATGCAGACTTTATGATCTTTTGTCCATTTCATAATAATCATAGAACACCAGCGGGTGAAGTACAAAAGGATAGCGGAATGTTTTTTTGTTTTTCTTGTCAAAAATCTGCAGACCTTACAGAACTAGTGATGCATACTTCTGGAAGAACATATTTTGAGGCTGCCAGATTTATTAATAGTAAGAAAAAAGAAAGTAATATTGCTGTAGAAATTGATCGTGTTCTTATAAAAGAAGAAACATACAAGCCATTTGATGAACTAATTATTAAAAGGCTACACAATAATTTAGTTAGTTCTGAAAGGGCAAAAAACTATTTTGCATATAGGAAAATTATAAAGCCATCATGCATTAAATTTTCTTTGGGATATTCGGATAAACAGGATATGGTTACTGTTCCAGTTCATAGTCCAGACGGAATACCTTTGGGGTTTGTTGGAAGATCTATTGAGGGTAAAGACTTTAAAAATACTCCAGGGCTTCCAAAAAGCAAGACCCTTTTTAATTTACATCGTGTAAAGAAATCAGATAGAGTCTATGTAGTGGAGTCTTCATTTGACGCTATTAGACTTGATCAGGTCGGTCTTCCAGCCGTTGCAACACTTGGTGCAAATGTATCCAGCACACAAATAGAATTGCTTCAGAAGTATTTCAATAACATTATTGTTGTTGCAGATAACGATGAGGCAGGAGGAAACATGAAAGATAGGATAGTCACAAAACTTTCTAGTCGTGTTTCCGTTATTACATTAAACAAACAATATAAAGATATAGGCGATATGTCAGACGAAGAACTTGCTAAGTTAGAATTTCAGTTTGACAAATCTATATCTCTTATGCTAAACTAATATAACAAACAAAGGAGAATAATATGAGCGTAGTAAAGGGACTAAAAAACATTAACGCCCTGCTCGATAAGCCAAAGTATGAAAATGATGGTCCAAAGGTTAAGTGGCTAAAACTTGCTGATGGACAATCGGTAAAGATTAGGTTCATTGAAGAACTTGATGAAGACTCTGCAAACTATAGTGCAGATCGTGGTCTTGCACTTGTTGTAAAGGAACACGTAAATCCAAAGGACTATAAGCGCAAGGCTGTAGACACAATGGACACAGAAGGTCGTGACTGGGCAGAAGAAATGCACAGAAAAGATCCAAAGGCTGGATGGCGTGGCCGTCTTCGCTTTTACTGCAACGTCCTAGTTGATGACGGTATTGAAGCACCATATGTTGCTATCTGGTCAATGGGTATCAGCAAGCAGTCATCATTTAATACAATTCGTGAGTATGCACTTGAAACAGGAAGCATCTCAAACGTAGTATGGAAGTTAAAGCGTAATGGTCAGGGAACTGAAACTAATTACACTCTTATTCCATCTGCTCCAGATAAGGAGCCATTTGCTTGGGGAGATATTAAGCCTTACCCACTTGAGTCAGCACTAAAGAAGATTCCTTATGCTGAACAAGAAGCATACTATTTGGGTTTTGATGGCCCATCCGTAACTTCATCTACCAACGCTGATTGGTAATATGAACTACGTAGGCTTACATGTCCATACACACTATTCATTATTTGATGGTGTTGCTACTCCAGAAGAATACGTGAACCGTGCAGTTGAGTTAGGGATGCCAGCGATTGCCATCACTGACCACGGTACTTTATCTGGGCATAGGGAACTGCACCGTATTGCAAAAGCAAAGGGCATTAAGCCAATTCTAGGTCTAGAAGGATACATGTGTGCAGACATATCTGATACACGAGATAAGTCTGAAAGAGAAGGTCAACAAGATCTTGTCTACAACCACATTATCCTTCTAGCCAAGAATCAAGTTGGTTTGGAAAACTTAAACAAGATTAGTGAACTGTCTTGGACAGATGGTTTCTTTAAGAAGCCAAGATTTGATTTTAGTATATTAGAAAAGTATAAAGAGGGAATTATTGTTTCTTCTGCATGTCCAAGTAGTGTTTTAGTTAAAGCACTAGAGGAAGAGGAATTTGCTCTTGCTAAGAAGTATATTTCTTGGTTCAAAGAACGCTTTAATGACGACTACTACATTGAGGTTATGCCTCATAATGAAGCACACATTAATAAATATTTAATTGAACTTGCAGATGAGTTTGGCATTAAAGTCATTGTCACTCCAGACTGCCACCATGTTGATCCGTCACAAAAAGAAATTCAAGAGTTTAAGTTACTCATGAATACACATGGCAAGATTAACAAAGAAGCCACATATGAAAAGTCAAAGAAAAAAACTAATATGATGGAGCGCCTTGACTATCTATACGGTGAAGACAGACAGATGTCTTTTAATAAGTTTGAGATTCATCTTCTTTCATATGAAGAAATTAAAGCAGCCATGGAAGCGCAGGGTATTGATAGATCAGATATATATTCAAACACACTCCTATTGGCAGATACAGTAGGGGACTATGGAATTCAGGAAGGATTAAACCTTCTTCCAGTACAATATAAAAGCCCTGATAAAGAACTTGCAAAGGCTGCTTTGGAAGGTTTGGTAGAACGAGGCTTATCAGAGAATAAAGAATATCTTGATAGGCTTGAAGAAGAATTGCAAATTATTAAGGATAAAAAGTTTGCCCCATACTTTCTTGTTGTAAGTAACATGATTAACTGGGCCAAAAAGGAAGAAATTATGGTTGG